CATAAGGCTCATAGTGACGTACAGGGGAGACAGAGCTACAATAAGTAGCAATACGACTACAGACATAAGTGCTGTAGCTCGTGCTATTGACTCTTTAACCATGAGAAAAGCTTTAGACATTATTACTATCGTAACTGGAATTCTTATGTTAGGCATTCTAGGCGGTGGTTTTTTTACATACAAATATCTACAGTCACCACAGTTTCAAAAAAAAATTATGGATAAAGTATTAGTTGAAGTGCAAGGACTTATGCCTGATGTACTAGGTAATTCATTGCCAGATGTAACAGGCCCATCTTTACCTATACCATCTAAATCTAAATTAATTCCATAAGTGCCTGAGATAAAACTGCCTGAGATAACTCTTCCAACTATTGATATACCAGATACACCATATTTTACAAAGCCAAAACTAGAAGGAAAATTACCGGGTTGTTATTTATATCACAGAGATTTACAAACTACACGCAACCCATCTTTGCTTATTGCTGACAAGCGTGGCACAAGCACTTTATGTCCGTACGGCCAGATGCCTTCATACACGCCTATGAGGTACGACCCTGCACAAATAATATATACAGAACCAACACAAGTTAACACCGCTTCTACGCCCACACAGGACACAAACGTAGTAAATCCTAAACCAAAGGAAGAAAAGAAAGTAGAATACGAACCCTGCCCTCCAGAAGGAGCGTTAAGGATAGGAAGTTTTGTTAACGAAAAAAGATTGGAACGAATTAAAAATTATATTAGAGAGAGCAACGGTGACTGCACTACTGTTTATGAAAGAGTTAAATTCATCGACCAGTACATACCTTCGCCTAGCGTGGCTGTGTCTACTTTTTTTGTTGCTAGTATCGCTTCGGCTACTCCTCTCCTTTTAAATGCCATCAAACCTCTTACAAAGCAGCTTTTTAAACGTCTAAAAAAATCTAAAGATAAATCTACTTAGTTTTTAATTCGTGTGTATGTGGCACAACTTGATTGGGAATAGTTGTTAAAACAACATTCTTACAAGCAACCGCATCTTCACCAACAAGCTTTACTCCCAACTTAAATTGCTCGGCACATACCTTCATCCTTGCCAAATTTGCCTCTAATTTCTGGCGAGCTAAAACAAACTCTTGTCCTTTTATTTGGTTTTCTGCTGCCTTTAAACATAGATCAGTACCACGGCCTAATGGCACTTGAAAAGATAAAGTAAATCCATAATTAAAATTATGAGTTGATTGATCTATTCTTGGTTGTTCACTTTGATATAAAATTTTTCCCGGATTTACCAAGTTACCTGATGCATCCTCTGACAAATCATATATGTTGGTTTTTGTTGTATTAATTCTAGGTGTACTATAGTTTTCTCCTTTGGTTACAAACGGTGTAAAGGCTAGTGTTGGTTGTTGGCATTGCACCTGACCGCCATAAATCATCGTTGGAAAACCGCCATTTATAGTTTGGTAGCCATTGTTTATAACCGTTCCAGAACTGGATGCACTAGGGCTACTTACAGTATTAGCAAGGGTTTTGGGAATATATAATAAAAGCAGTAAACTTAATTTGAAAAAATTGACAAGCTTGTACTTTGACTTTCTGTAGTAATAGTTCTTTGAACGGTGCTTGTAGCGTCCAAACCGGGCGCAAGAAAATTCTCCGTTATGCTGAATGATTCTTGAGGATTTTGAATCTCCCATTGAGGTTTGGTAGTTAAATTTGGAGTTACCCATTGAAACGAAACTCCATTAACTGTTTGCGTGTTTGTATATGTAGCGTCTGGTGATATAACCGTGCCATCCTTAACTTGAATGTTATGACCTTGCAAACTGTAGCTATAGCCTGTCCGATAATTTTCAGTAACAATTGTCTCCACCACAATGGTTTTACTTGAACTCGAAGTCTCCATCTGGCCTGTAGAAAACGAAGGCGTAATTCCCCCTGCATACGCACTAGGTGTTGCAAATAGAAAAACTATTAACCATTTCATTAATCAATTTCTAACTTAATTGTGTTAGACATTTGTGCCGTAACACCTGCTCCTGTATCACTTAAATTAACTGTCATTGCACCATCAGATGCCATCGTCATACTTGTTGTGCCTATATCACCACCGCTAAATGTTGTCGTGTCTCCAAATATTGGTAGTGCAGGTACAACACCATTTGTAACTGTTGTGCTTGAAGAAGGTATGGCATCACCTTGAATAAAACTTTCTGAAACAGACCATGCATCACCTACTGTTGTAACTGCGTAAGTAGTTGTAGAGTCAATAGTAGGAACACCATTTGTGATTTGTGCATCTGTTAAATCTAAAGTGCCAATGGCATTTGCAGTTTCGTTTGCAGTTGGGGTAACATTTGTACCCGATGCGGAAAACGTAGTACCTATGCGATTAGCTGTTGAACTTGCCCCTAATGTAGACACGGAAACAACATTCTGGATTGAGTGATTTATGTCTGCTAGTGCAACTGAAGGGCTAAACAGCAGCAGTAATGCAAATAACTTTTTCATTTTTTGTCCTCCTTTTTGTTGACAACTTCAGCCCCCTCAATACGAAGAGGTGTTTCAACTCTAATCAATTGATAATTACCAGACTGTGTAGCTAATAACTGTTCTACTTCCTTTTTGTTTAATGGTTTTTCATCTGGTTTATATGTTCCATCACCACGTTTTTTTGCACCCTCCAAACCAAAACTGGCTAACGCCCCTGTCAACAAACTTGCCGGAAAAGTTATATCTTTTGGTTCATTGCTGTAGCCGGGAATTGTTATGTAATTAAGAGATACTATAAAACCACTCCACCCAACTACAACTAATCTGACCACTACTGAAATAAAAGCTAACTGTTCTTCCTTGTCCTCAATAGTTTCTTTTAATTTTTTAAATGGGCCTTTTTTAATTTCTTCTGTCATAGTTTACATTTATTAGTCATACTATACATAATTACCTATTAACGCAAATGCCTGAGATATATAGTGCCTTAATTGGTGCAGCAGCTACTGCTTTACTTATGGTTTTATCTAACATGAGTAGTCGCAGAGAACGAGACATACGAGATATATACTTTAGATTAAATAAGTTATCTGAAGCAGTCAGTAGGATAGAAGGACAGATCCAATAATGTTTGCTATGTTTGGAAAAACTAACAAACTATGTACAAAATACTGAAGCCTATACTATTACGCTTCCTATCCACAACAGGGTGTAAACGTTTGGTAATTGATCTTTGTCGTGCATTCGTAAAGCAGACCTCAAATACATTGGACGATAAATTAGTTGATTTGTTGGAGCAAAATTTGTTTCCAAAATTAAATTAATGGAAAAAGAAACTTTTTTAAATATAGAAATAGAACCTGCACCTATAGAATTGCAATTGTCAGTAGAAATGCGTTGTAGAGAAATAATGAAAAGCAATGATATAGATAATATAAAAAGATATTGCACACATTTAATTAGGCATCAAATGAAACAAGATGTTTTTTTAGCAGGGTTGTTGGGTAGAGTTGTAGAATTAGAAGCAAATCAAATTGTTGAAGAAATTAGAGAAGAAAAATTAAAAAGAAATAAATTAGAAAAAAAATCTATTGACAGAATAAAAAAATTCTTTCATATTTAAAAAGACATTTAAGGAGATTGCCATGCCAAGAGGTAAAGGTACTTACGGATCTAAGGTTGGTAGACCACCGAAGAAAAAGTAAGTTTAATCCCCATCACATATAAGACCCTAGATTGATTAATGGTTCGTGTCAGTCTAGGGTTTTATATTGCCCACCTAAAAAGGTATTTCATCGTTTGGTATTTTTTCAAAACTTTGTAAATCATCATTACCTTTATACGTTGGTGTATTAGGTGTTGGTTTACCCGGTTGGTAATTATTATCTGCATCAAAAATAGTTACCATAACTGCTGTAGGATTTGGTTTTGTACCAAAATCAGGCAGCCCTGCTAGGTTTACCCATCTATCGATAAGCATATATTGTTTACCTTGGTCATTTTCCATAATGACTCCAATGTTTTGCCAGTTTGCTTTTGAATTACCGTTTTTGTCTTTGTATTCTCGTGTCTTGACTGATAGGTTCTTTACTTTTTTTGCCATAAGGAATCTCCTGTAGTATGCGTATGCGGACAAAACCACCTAAGTAATCTTGATCCATTGTTGAAATCACAGTATTAAACCGCTTATCATTTATTTTAAGTGCATCTGCCAAACCATCAATACCTGACTTCATTCTTGCTACAAGATTGTCACGATCATAACTTCTTCTGTCTGGTGGTATAAATGTCATTTCTAAAACTAATCTTTCTGGTATATTTTCAGTTACTTTTTTAAATTTTTTTAGCTGTTCTTTTGCTACGCTGTTACATTTTTGTCGGTATTGTTTTTTGGCCGTAGCCAGTTTTGCCCAATGCAATCTTTTGTTCGGTGACAAATCAGATGGTGGCCAACCTAACACAACTTCAATCATATGTAATCTCCCATTCTATTTTTGATTTACTGCCCATTAAATTTGTTGCCATTTTAAATTTATCTAAGTCTACAAGAACTCCTTTTTTAGGCCATTTTGGTTTTTTACCTTCACCACTTCCTATCCAACAACAACCTGCTGTTATAACTTCTTGCAAATCAAAATATTCTTGTTGTGTACATATTATTTTCATTGTTCTAACCTTTTTATTTCTTCCGTTATTCGGTCAAAATTTATTTTAAAAAAGTTTTCATCTAAATCTTCAAACCAAAATTGTCTATCTAATTCTGCTAACTGGCATTTGTATTTTGCAATTTTTAAAATAGTAGATTTATCCATTTGTTTTACTCCATAATTTAATCAATAACTTTAATTCACGGATGCGTGATTTAGCTGCATTAATTTTTCCTTGCGTTGTTGTCATAAATTTTTCCTGTAAGAATCCCAATCAAAACCAATCATTTTACCTCCGTCTTCACGCAACCTATCGGTTACACGTTCACCAAGATA